ATTATCAGATCAAAAATAAATGGTTATTATTCATTCTTTATACCTACAGATGGAAGTAAAGAGAGTTGGGAAGAAAGCGATATTGGAGACAAGAGAAGAGAAACATTTTTGAATTGGTGCGAAAAACAAGCTTATGAAGACGGCAGTAATTCTCTTTCTTACGCTGAGTTCTTTTACGGTGATGACGAAGGAGAGGCCGAAATGGGAAGATGGAATTAATTAATATCTTTGCATTCTACTTACCCTTGAGTAGTGTCAAGGTGCAAAGGGCGAAACCTACCCGGAATTGTGCAAAACTTTTTCGGGTTTATTAGTAAATAATTGTTATATTTGTAATATCATTTGTTAAGGTAATATTGTGGGTGCAGACACGATCATGCTACTCAAGGGAAATCCGGCAAGGGGCTGCACCTCCAAACCGGATTTTTTATTATGACTCATAAAAAAGAATATGAAGCCTATTTGAAAAGTGATAAATGGGCACAGATAAAACTTGATATAATTCAAATTAGAGGGGAAAAGTGTGAACGATGTGGCGAAAAAGAGGAATTACATTTACACCATTTAACATACAAAAGATTATTTGCAGAAATGCCAGAAGATTTGGAGTTGATATGTAGGGATTGCCATAAAGCAGAACATGGAATTACAAAACGAAAAAGACGAAGAAAACCCAAAGATCAAAAGATGCCAGAAGCAACATTATCACAAATAAAAATATTAGAATCACAATTAAAGCATAATGAAATCACTTGCGAAGTTTATAGAAATGAAATATTGAAGTTAAAAAGAGAAGGGTGTATTCTTTAATTTATAAATAACATAAAATGGCAAAACCAATATTTACAATAGGACTTCCAGATCATTGGACACACAAAGACATTCAACCATTACAGGAACAATTAGATGAGAACTTTAAAGACTATTATGTTCTCATTTATGTAAGTGATGCAAAAACGTGTAAGTTTCAATGTTTCTATGAAAAAGACTTCAATAAAGTCAAATACGAAGAGTTTAAAAAGATAGTTAAGAAACTAATTGCAAAATAATTCGTAGATTTGTAAAAGTAAACAAAGTAAACAATCATAAAAAAGCCAGCTAACGATATTATAATAGAACTCTTTAAGGTTAACTTAGGTAATAAAACAGAGATAGCTAAAGCCCTTAAAGTAACTCGCAAGTCTTTATATTCATGGATTGATAAAGACTCTGATTTAAAAGAGGCTGTCGAGCAACAAGAGGAAGCCAATATTGATTTTACTGAAAGCAAATTATTTGAACGTATTGAAGGTTATGAGCATAAAGAAGATAAGATATTTCAATACAATGGCAAGTCAGTTATTGTGCCAACGATTCGTCATTACCCACCCGATCCCACAAGTATAATCTTTTTCTTAAAGACAAAAGCTAAACACAGAGGCTATATAGAACGTCAGGAAATAACCGGAAAAGATGGTGATCCGTTAATTCAGAAATATGTGTTACCTGATGGAACCGAAATTAACTTCTGAAACATTAGTCCAATTAGATAATTTCCCAAAGGCCGCACAATTTATCAATGCTGTTTTAAGCCAAAAATACAGGGTTATATGTTTCGGGGGTGCAATCCGATCGGGGAAAACTTTTAACGCCATAGCGGCTCTTGTATTACTTCACAAGGCGTTTCCTGGCTCACGGTCTAACATAGTCAGAGAAAACTTAGACGTACTAAGAAAAAACACTCTTCCATCTTGTGAAAAGGCTATACCGACTAACTTTATAAAACAATTCAAAGGTGATCCACAATTTGAATGGACATTTACTAATAAGTCTAAGATGTTTTTCTTTGCTGAAGGGTACGAGAAAGACAAACAATATGACCGCTGGAATGGCTTAGAGGTTAATTTTACTCTCTTGGAACAGGTCGAAGAACTACAAATCATGGCACTTGAAAAGGCACTTGAAAGGATAGGAAGTCATGTCATAGCTAACGGAGAACAGCCAAAGCCTTTACTTATAATGACTGTCAACCCCACTAAGACGTGGGCCAAAGAACTCATCTATGATAAATACATGGATGGAACTTTACCTGATAAATGGCTTTATATACCCGCCCTACTCACAGATAACCCTTTTATACCCGATAGCTTCAAAGAGAGCCTACAGGAGCTTAAAAGGATTAACCCGGTTAAATATCAACGCTATGTAGAGGGTGATTGGGAAGTACAAGATGTTATCGAAGGGGCTTTTTGGAAGTCATTTAGTTATGAGCTTCATGTTAAGATTTTAAAGATTGATCTTGACTTACCTCTTCATATAAGTTTTGATGAGAACGTGAATCCTTATCCCGCACTAAGTATCTGGCAGATAGAAGGAAAGAACGCCAGACAGTTGCATGAGATATGCTTAAGGCATCCTGAGAACAAGTTGATAAAGGTAGCTAAAGAGTTTGTGAGGTGGGCAAGGGCTAACAACTGGAATAACTTAGTCTATATCTATGGAGACGCTACCTCTCAGAAGGAAGATGCTAAACTACAGGCCGGATATAACTACTTTACTATGCTTAGAAACGAGATAGAACCACACTTTCATTGCCAGATACGCAAACCCTCAAAGAACCCACCTGTTGCACTAAGGGCTGATTTTATTAATTCCTGTTATGAGAATAACTACGATGACATAAACATTAAGATTGACGAGAGTTGTAACGAAAGTATTAAGGATTACACCACCGTACAGGAAGCCCCAGACGGCACAATGATAAAGAAAAAGATCAATGGAGTAGAACTAATTGGGCATTTCTCAGATTGCAAAGCATATTTTCTCCTTGAGGTTTTCAAGGATTCATTCCGCAAATACCAGCGCGGCACTTCTGTCACCGACTACACTTTAGCCCCCGTCCAAGAAAAAACTTACTGAAAACTTGTATTCTAAACTATTATGTTTATCTTTGCGGAACAAAAGAGGGTTAATTATGGATAAAAGTAAGGTGGAGGCCATTTTAAAAGATCAGGGACGTTCAAAGAAATGGCTACAAGAGCGAATGGGAATGACCCGGACAACCTTTTATTTAATGCTTACAGGTAAACGACCAAGCAAGACGCATGAAACTAAAGAAGTCGCTAACTTATTGGAAGTAAATATGGATGCTATTGTCTAAATAATAATCGAAAACTATAATTATGAAATTAATCTCACAAGGAATTAAAGATTTGGGAAAACAAATGATTGAAAAGCCGCACGATTGGATTCAAGGTGAGTTTGAGTTTTGCAATAAAATACATCGAGATATAAGAATATGGACTACCAGTGGTGTCTTATTTATTGAGATTGGCGGACTTAAAGGCATGAATATATTTGAAAAATATTATATCAATAGATGTATTAAACAAAGCATTGCGAACAGACTTAAATACCCAGCTAATTGAGGACATCTGCAAAGAGTTAGACTGTGAATTAAGAATCATTCCTAAAACTTAAAATTAACCAATTAAATTAAATAATTATGAGCAAATTTATATTTGAATTAGGTGTAAAAGCCAAAGATAAAATTACCGGATTTGAGGGTATAATAATAGGCCGTGCAGATCATATAACCGGATGCAATACTTATGGATTAAAACCCAAAGTAGATAAAGACGGCAAAGTGCAAGAAAGCGAATGGTTTGATGAAGGTATGATTGTAATAATTGGAAAAGGCATAACTGAAAAAGAGGTCAAAGCCAAAGAAAATGGAGGGCCGTTATCAGAAAATCCAATAGGATGAAAACAATAACTTATTAAAACTGAATTATGATAACGTATGGATAAAGAACTCAAAAAATGGTTTGAAGATGGTGCTAAGATTGCTATAATGTTAGCTGGATATTATAAAATAAATTATGCTAAAAGACTTAAAAGATTAGGGGTAGAATTATTATATGGCACTGGGAAATATCCTGTATCAATATCATATAAAGAAAAAATAAAAATTATAGACCCTAATTCTAAAATAGGAAAGGCATTGCGACAAATAGATTTAGAAATATGGAATAAATCATGAACTCTTTTGCAAACAAAACAGCTATACTAATAGACAGGATTCCTAAAAGACTTTACTGGGAGGGCTACCCTGTTCATTATAAGATAGATGTCTACAGAAACATATTAATCGGATTTGAAACATATTGTAATTGATTATGGAAAGATTAAATGAAAATGCTTTGTTAGAACTTTATAAAGTACCTGTTTTAGAATGGGATAAGCTTTATTGCGAATTGAATAGCTGGAAAATACCAGAACAATTGAAAAAGATAAAACCCGATTGGTGGGATGACGATTCATCAAGAGAAAAGAGTGATAAAATGATTGAATTTATACGTCCACTAATATTTAAAATTAAAAGCACAATTGGCAAAAAGGCATGTAGTAGAGAATGGAATAAAGATACAATGACTGATAAAGAACATGAAATATTTTGGGCTAAATGGGAGGAGCAAAAATGAAGACAGATATTAAGATAAGAAAAATACAAGGCGGCATAGACACAATTCCTGAAAACAAAACTGGTTATGGTATGTGTGCAAAGTTATTTAACAAACAAACAATAGAGCCAACAATTAAATCATTTGATACTATAATAAAAAAGATTAATGGTAAATGTAAAAAATTAGATATTACTATAACCCATAAAAAACATAGTAAATATAAATGGCTTACGGTCATATATGACATAGACTATAATTTTATAATTACTGGACTTCCCTCTATTAAATCCCTCAAAAACAATCTCAACCTACTATAAACAAGAAACATTTATAAAACATCTTAAAAGATAATACGTAAGTTTGTAGCGAATATCTTTCCTAAAATTTATCGCTATGAAATCCATACCCTTAAATGTAATCGCAATAGACGGTCAGTCAATAACTCCTAAAGTAATAGCATTTTGTAATTATGATGTTATACTTCCAGAGAAGACAGAGAAAGGAACACTTTTTAATTACCGATATTACAGCGACAAGGAAAAGCTCTATATGAAGACCTATGAGGTCTCAGAAGACTTTTATTTCGTTAATAAAGAATTAACTGATAACAACGATATCAAATCAGAACTGTTAGAACAACTGTTAAGTAACATATCAAAACAAGGTGATGATCTTATTGAAGCAAGAAACGAAGTTAAAATACAAGGTGACGCTTTATCGGGTGATTATTCTTTAAGTATTGTCCCGGACACAAAAGACTTAGACGCTACCTCCGCTGCATGGACTCAGGAAATCACTATCACCTTAGCAAACGCATCAGGAGTTATTCACTCATGGTATAGCGGTCAGGGAACAGTCTCAATAGCAGATACCTCCACAGCAGGAACAGCAACTATCGACAGTGCTACTCCAAGTTTCGTGAATGGTGTTGCTAAAGTGATAATCTCAGGTGATGCCGCTGCATGGGTAGCCGCTGAAGACATTACCTTAACAGTTGACGACTTAACACTACAAGGCAAGACCGTAATAGGCGGGACAGCCGTAATAACAGTAATATAAACTTAAATTATAGAAATTATGCAAAGAGTTTACCTAACACAAGCTAATTTTCAATTAGCTCAATCGCTGAGTAATGTAATTGATGGATATTCATTCCTACAAATACTGGAATCAGAAGCCGATATTCAAATTATAGGGAATGACCAAGAGGCTCTTCGTCAAGCTGCAACATTAGCACGAAGGAGAGTATCAGAAGGCTTTCTAACACTTGTAAGTGCTTTTATATTTGATGATTTATTTCAAAGGTTACAGGCAGCTCCTACTTTTCAGCCCCTAATACAGATTTTCTTTCCTACATTTTCTGAAGCAGGACGTCGTAAGCCTACAAAGTTTATTCCTAATAAATCTATGTTTGCAGGAAGTAATATTCTTCCAGCAGAAATGAATTTAGGATCGGCTCTTAATTTCTCCATAAGTTATTATGGAGCAGCACATGGATTAGGCCAGCCACCTCCTGATATAATCTGGACACTTATGAAGCCTACTTTCGTTATGGGTGTAGATGATCCCGAAGATACAGCAAACCATGATTTTGTAATTTCAACAGTAGCAGGAATCCCAGAAGGAGATGACGTAAGAATACCTCTTCAAATACCTGAAGGTCAATTTGCAGGAGGGGCTCATGGTACTATGAAACTTTCAATTGCTGCTAATGATCCACGTTTTGCTGGTATGGGAGGAACAACAAGAGTATGGAGTGCTCGAACTGAACAAGAAATGGCTCATTTCGGTAAGGGTCATATATCAAAAGCTGTAGTAAAAACTACAGATATGGTTGAATAAATTAATATAAAACCTTAATAAAGTCCCCTCTTTAGAAATACGGAGGGGCTTTTTTGTTTAAAAGAATTCGTACCTTTGTAAAAATTTACCAAAATGAGTTTTCTTAGGATTAGAGATTATTTTTCAGAGATACGGGAAACCGACTTAGATACTATTTTAAAACAAATCTCTCAATCTACCGCTTTCACCCCTACCCAAGTAAGACAAGACAACGAACAGAATATGCAAGAGGTTGTCGAGGCAATGATAGCCCACCGCTTCGACACTAAGAAAATCTTTAAAGACATACTTACATTTAACCTCACTGACACTTTTCAGATTGAGGACTTAGTAGAGTATTCAGAACCCCCTTATGTAGGTGCTAATACTTTTGTTAGTGGTGACAGGATAAGTTTTCAACAAACAATTAACAATATTCTTAATGATGACATCTTTGAAGCCAATCAGGCGGTAGGAGTAAATGAAAGCCCTTCAACGAACCCTGAAAAATGGGATAAGATAACTGAGAACTTCTCGCTTTTTGTTGCTTTACAACCCACAACCGGAAACCTACCCGACACAGCTTTTACCTTTAGTGCTAATAACTTCACCGGAAACCACGAATCAATTTTAGGATGGGATAAGACACGGACTATCTTTTTAAAGAGAATAGAATCCAGGATAAAGATTTACTACACCTCAGCAGACAGAGACAACGACACCGACTCGATAGGGATAGTTGATTTTAACCCGGCTGTACTTAATCATTTTGACCACTTCGACAATGACGGTCACGGCCTACACCACCACCAAAGATTACAAGGTCATCACGGGCCACTCTTTGACCCTGCAATAAAAGTATTCCCTACTAACATACCCATACTTTTTGGAACAGACACGGAGAACTCTTTAAGCGGAGACCTTAGTATTATAGGATTCATCCCAAAAGACACGACATGGAATGTAGTACCGACAAACTTCTTTACTAAAGACGACAATAGGAGTAGGTTGATTAAGAAAATACTGGTAAACTTATCTATCTTCGAGCTTCATAAACTCATCAGCCCCCGAAATATTTCTGATATAATAGGTGAAGCCAAAGACGATGCCATGAATACATTAAAGAGAATCATGGACGGTAAGATAACGCCACCAAACTTACCTGTTTTATTTGACGAAACCAAAGGACAAGAGATAACATTTGACAGTAACTTTCCATTAAATCATCAATATTAATGAGTTTTGAAATAAAAAGAGATAGTGCATTAGGCAAGGAAATGGAAGTTGCAAAGAAAAGAAAAAGACTATCGAATTTAAAAAGAAGAATGAAAAGTAAAAGAAAACGAATAAAATATTATCAAAAAACAAAGCACGTAATTAAATGAATGGATTTACAATGTTCGAGGTATATTATTTTTGTTATGAAGTACAATATGATGCTTTAAAAGAACAAGGCAAAATAGCAGATTATAATATTGATAGTGGTCTTGCCATTGATAATAAGGGTGAATTAATAGATACTATTGACATTACGATTATACCAAATCAGGTTGTCAAAAACATTGAACTGAACATAACAGTAACACCAAATGGGATTTAAAACATTATACATAAACATTAAAAAAAGAATCCCAGTTATTTTAAAGGGAATTGGACTGACATTTGTAATTATTGTCTCCATTCCAATATGGTTACCAGTACTTGCTTATAAGATGGGATTAATTTTAAGCGATAATTTTATTAAATATTTTGTAGATGATTAAGGATATAGGCGGAAGGATTAGCGACATAAAAAACCTCGACAAGAACCAGCCAAC